CTCTTCGATTTCATCTTGGTTTGCGTCAACTTGATCTGTTTTCTTTTCAATTTGCTCATCATTCAACTCCGTAATATCACGAATATATTTTTTCTGAAGAGCAATCTTTTCTTTGTTTAGGTCATATTCATATGTAATATTGTTAATTTCTTCTTTTAATTTTGAGTCTTTATCTCGAAGAATTAAATTCATTTTAGAAAATACACCAATATCCAACAAATCTTCGATCACATCTCTACGATGGCCAGCAGGTAGTTGCATAAAGGGAATAAAAGAAGAAGAACCAAGAACCACGATTTGATGGAACGATTTATGATTCAACTTTAGAATATTTTGCTCTAAGAATTTTTGATAATCTTTAGCAGCAGATGATTGGTTAATCATATTGCCATTTTGCCAGATTTCAAATTTAGTTGGTTTAATACCACGTTTTACAACAAACTTATGAGAGCCAATTCTAAACTCAACATCAACTTCAGTATTCTTACCATTGATTGTATTTACTAGTTGTGGTTTATTGATATTGCGATGTGGTTTACCAAACAAAGCAAAGGAAAGAGCATCAAGAAGAGTACTCTTTCCTGCACCATTTTGACCAACAATTAATGTAGTTGGTGATTTATCTAGTTGTACTTCTGTAAAGTCATTACCTGTTGACAGAAAGTTTTTCCAACGAATTTTTTCAAAAACGATCATACTATTTCCATGCTTTGAGCTTCTACATAGAGCGTTCTCATTAAGTTTTTAATACGACCTTTATCAAGGTCAGTTTCAACTGCTTCAACATATGAATCCAAAAGTTCAGTAGTATCTTCAACAGAAATAGATTCATCGCCAACATTTTCACCAGTAAACTCTTCAAACGTTTCAGCAATTTTTAGTTCATGAATATCTTCATTTTGAATACGATCAATAAGTCTATCAAACATAAATGGATCAGTCTTTTTGACTACCACTACTTTTACAAACTTATCTTTTAAATTTGACGTATCATAACTATTATAATCTATTTTCTCGTCATTGTAAAACACTTTTTCGAAAATAGTATAAGGATTACGAACTGGTGTAAGTTCACGTGTTTCAGTATCAAGAATGTGGAAGTACTTAGGGTCATCACAATCAGACCATGTAAACTCCATTTGAGTACCAAGATAATGAATATGTCCTTGATTAGATTTTGTATGGAAATGCCCAGACATTACCAATTCAAAACGTTCAAAAATTTCTGAAGTCATACCATGAGTATTTGGCATACCTTTCATCATATCAAAACCAATCAATTCTAAGTGAGCTCCAAGAATTGGTGCATTGCACTTCTTAATAAAATCGATTGATTCAGTATAATTTTCTGAATTAATCCAAGGAACTACTGCAATATTCAAACCATCATAATCAAGTACTTTTGGCTTCATAATGATATTCACATTAGAAGTATAATAACCTAGGAGTTCTTTTAAAGAAGTCAAATCATTTGTATTCTTATAGAAAACATCATGATTTCCTGGAATAATATCCATATGAATACCTTCTTTCTTAAGAACATCTAAGAAAGTTTTACGATTTGAATTTTGTGCTTTGAAATTAATAAATTTACGATGATCGTAATAATCACCCAAATGAAGAATTTGAGTAATTCCATGTTCTTTCAAATATGGAAAAAATATTTCTTTATAAAATTTTTCTTGATAATTTAAAAAGATTTCTGATGAATTACGAACACCGCAGTGAGTATCGTTAATGATTGCTATTTTCATCTAGTTCCTCAAGGATTTCACGTTTGAGCTGGTTAGCTCTGTCATATGCAGCGATAGTATCTCGGCTTTCAGGACCTTTTAAGCTTCTTTCAAGATTTGCTGCTTTTTGTAGTTCACAAAATTTAATAAACTTATCTTTAAGTCCCATGTCACTCTCCCATGAACAATTCAATACCTTTAGCGTTTTTAGCTTTTACTTTTTCTTCTTTTGCGAATTCTTTCAATTGACTATCTGTATCTTTTACTTTATCAATACGAGAGCGCAATTGATCTACAAAATAGCGACTGGTATCACTGTCACCATCCATACCAGCTGCCATAAACTCATCAATAGAAGCTTTTTCAATCCATTTAAATTTAATGTCTTGTTGTTTCTTTTCTTTTGCAATACGACGTAAAAATGCATAATAGCAAATTTGTGTAAAGTACGCAAAAGCATTAGGATTACCTGTACGAGTTGCTGCTTCTATGTTATAATTCATAACAGCTTTCAAGCAATTCTCAACAGCATCCATTACCATTTCTTCACGGTATGTGTATCGAATAAAATTAGATTTGTGAGACAAGCCTTCGGCAATCTTGAGAAAACAAGTTGCAATATAATCAGTAACAACTGGAAGCGCTTGACCTTCCTCTTGGGCTTTATTTACTGATGTGACATATTCAACAACTTTATAAGAGAATTCTCTATTGTTGACATAATGTGGTTTATCTTTTGGTTTGATTTTAGCCATGATATACTCCTAGCATATATTATTAGTTATATTATAAACTAATTCTAAGGAAATGTACACTACTTTTTTATGAATTTATTTTCATAAAAATGCATTTTAGGGGTTTACAGATTGGGAAAACTGTGGTATAATTAATAGAGTCCGGTGAGAGAGGGGGATATACTATCTCTAATGTAACTTCTTAGATGGTGATTCCATAAAATTTAGATTCATGTCTTCATCAGAATCATCATCTAAATTAGTATTTAAATCTTCATTACTTTCAATCTCATTTCTAATAGTAGCTCTCACGTACTTTTCTTTTATTTCAGTAGTAACTTCACTCGCAGAAATTACATTTCGCGAGTTCAACTTAACCAAATTGTCTTTTGCAAATGGGAAATATTTTGTAAAGAAATAAGTATCATATCCATTGGCCGTAGTTACAAGATTTAAATTCATAGGTCTTTCAACAATAATTGAAGCACCTTCAGTTGTATTTATATATGCAATTATTTCGCCGCCGTCAGATAACTTTATGTGTTGTATATTCATATCATCTAGTGGATCTTCTTGTTCTGTCATAACGTTATCTCATAAATTTTATATTTGAATTTTTCTTTAGTATAGATTTTAATACGTTCAGCTGCATGATTCAGTGTATAGTTCTTATTGCTTTTCCAATGTAAGTCATCTGCAATATCATACAACTTTGTTTCTCTACCATCTTCAGATTTTCTCAATCCACGGCCGATTGATTGTAAAACTTTGATTTGTGATTTACTCGGACTAGCGAACACGATATTATGCAAATTCCGAATATTGATACCAGTACTAAAGGTACCAAGGCTTGCAACAATAATAGCATTCTTTTCCTTTTCAGTAATAGATCTAACTTGCTCTCTTGTATCTACATCAGTTGCACCGGAAACAAAAAAGATTTTTCTTCTAGAGTGAGCTCTACTCTTAATCATATCATACAATGGTTTGCCGTGCTTTTCAACTAATTGGAAAAGTACTAATGTATTACCATCTTGATCAAGAGCTAAATTTGAGATAAAACTATTTCTTTTTTCATGACCAACAATAAAGTTTATTTCTTCTTGGTACTTAACTTTATTTATAAGCTTGCACTCAGCATCAGAATATTTCATCAATAGAACAGAAATATCTAATGAAGATAAGGACCCTTCATCCATAAGACTTTTTGTTGTAGTCACATAATACGCAGGTCCAAAGTAGCCTTCAAGAACAAGTTTATGAGTATTAGTACCATCAAGAGTGCCTGTAGTACCAAATCTAAACTCAGCTTCTCTACACTTTGAAAGAATACTAGTAAGACTTTTTGCTTTGAAGGTATGTGCTTCATCACCAATAACCATACCATAATCTTCAAACCAGTGTCCTGGCATTTTATATACAGATTGCCAAGTTGTGATAACAATTTTTTGGTCAAAAATCTTTTCTCTTCCAGAATAAATCTTATGGCAAAGTTGTTCTACATCAAAGCCATCGTCAAATTCAGAATAATCTCCAAAATCTTTATACATCTGTTCTACCAATGACGTGGTAGGAACAACAATAATTACCTTCTTATCATAATTTTCAAGATACCAACGAATAAGAGAATAAATGATAAGTGATTTACCAGATGCTGTTGGCGAAATAAGCAAACTGCGTTTATTAGTTAACCCTTGTTCAATAGCGTTTAATTGGTAATCACGAGGTTCAATCTCTTTTCCTCTAGATGTAATAGTCATATCTTTCATGAATGACATGTCAACATCAACTTTAGATCCAGCTAATCCATAATAATTACTATGCTCTAAAGCAATTTTATAATCACGTCCAGGCGTATTCGCAAATTCTTCTACGTATTTGTACAAGCCAGCCGGTAGCTCTTTTTTACGTACATCATATAAGCGAATTTTTCCATCCCATATTTTATTCTTATAGGATGGCATAAATTTATAACCAGGAACATAGAACGTAAAGAAATCTGAAAGCTCATTAGCAACAGATGGTTCACATTCAATATGTAGGAAAGCATGATTTTTATTATGTATTTTAAGGTCGCTCATCCGCCACTTTCAAACCTTCTCCAATCAATCATATTTTTAATAGTTGAATGTCTCCAACGAATATTATTTATGATCTCTTCCAGAGTCTCAATTAATGTTTTAAGGTAATCGATTTTTGCTTGCATTTCTTGAATATGAGGATCTGAATTATAATAGTAATCCATTTCCCCTTTTAAAACTTTCAATCCATTCAATGCATCGTATTCCCAACCAAGACG